ATGCTCTACGGCTACGCGCGAGTCAGCACGCAAGAACAAGAAACTCACGCACAGATCGACGCCCTCCGAAAGGTCGGCGTCGATTTTGTTTTTGAGGAGAAGCGATCCGGTGGCGATGCCCGCAGGCCCGTCCTGACGGGCCTGCTCGACCAGCTGCAGGCCGGCGATGCGCTGGTGGTCTACAAGCTGGATCGTGTTGCCAGATCGCTCAAACACCTGCTGCACGTGCTCGATGAGCTCGAAGCGAAGCATGTGAGCTTCCGCAGCCTGACCGAGAGCATCGATACCTCGACACCGGCCGGGCGCATGATGATGCAGATGCTCGGCGCCTTCGCCGAGTTCGAGCTTGCAATGATCCGTGAACGCACGCGCGCCGGATTGGCGGCCGCCATGGCTCGCGGTGCTCGGCCAGGGCGGCCACGTGCAATGTCGCCCCATGACGAAGCGGAGGCGGTCAGGCTTTTCCTAGCCGGCGCAATGACCAAATCCGCGATCGCCAGGAAGTACGGCACCCACATTTCCAGCATCAAGAGAGCGCTGGCCAGGGCACAAATGCAGGCTGAGCTGTTCCAGAGGTAGCAGGGCTTCGCCCTCGGCCTCCGGCCTCACCCAACAGCCATGTCTGGCAAGCGCGCAGAGAAGGGTGGTCGAGCTCGAGGGGTACGCCCCGCGGCTGACCGTGCGCCTGGTCAACCGCTTGGGCCTGCGCCTGGTCGGAGATCTGCGGCGGGACGGCGCAGCGCTTCGCTTGCTGCCGCGTGAGGTCCGCGCCGGCGGGCTGTCCGCCGGCGGGGGCGTGCGACTGCTACGCGCCTTGCTCCACCTTCGGAGATTCCAGGCGATATGCATCCCACAGCGCGGCCTCGACCAACTGCGACACCGAAAGCGACTGCCGGCCAAGCCATTCAACCTGCCACCGAGGCAGATCCAGGGTCACTTCCACGCGCTCGTATTGCTCTAGACCCACCGGCGCGCCACGCTCAGAGCCGGATTGCAATGTTTCGTCCATAGCCAACGATACCCCCTCTCAATGCTGCGCACCACGATAGCCCTGCGGATCGCGCCAGCCGGGCCCGCTGATCAGCACCGGGCCGGAAGGCCCCGCATCGGGGCCAGGAAGGGGCACAGGCGCGTTTTGGGCCACGGTCTGTGGCTGACGCCCATCCGGCGAGAAATCGAGCCACAGCCCGTTTCTGACGATCTGGCGACAGATCTCCAGGCTGGTCGTGTAGACCGTCGCATCCTGCGTGTAGCAGCGGCACCCGTTGCTCCGACTCTCAACGCATGCCGCAGGCACCGGCACCCGGCGGGGTTCGACCAAGCGATCGTAAGCCGGCGCCGTATGCTGCAGCCCGGCGATGCGCGGCCGATAGCTCTGCATCAGCTCCGCAGCCGTCCGAGGCTGTACGGTGCGAGGCGAGCCGCCAGCCGGCCCGACTGACGCGCTACCAGTTGTACCCCCAGTCGCTTCCGCAGGCTTCTCGGGCGCCACGCTGTCCCGCACGCCCTTCACACCGAACCACAGCAACGCAGGTACCGCCACCAGCGCCACGCCAAAGATGATCGCAGCCTTCGGAATGCGCACCCTGCCCGTGTGCAAGGTAGCCGACTCGTACCAGTCATAGACCTCACGCGGGAAGGGCCGCGCCTTCGTCTCTGCAGACGTCCCACTACCAGCCTGCTCAGCGCTGAGGTTCACTGCATCCCAGCGCAATTCGTTGCTCACGGACAGCGCACCCGCCAATCGCTTGAAATGCCGATGCCAGCCCGGGGCCTGTACAAGCCGACGCACGAAGATATCGATGTTGCCCGGATGCTGGGTGCAGAAGAAGAAATCAAAGCCTCGCACCCGATGCTCGGCCAGCATCATCAGGTGTGGCGGAACTTCCTTCGTCGGCCGAGGCGTCGGCATGTCCCGATGGCACTCATCCGCGAAGATGATCGCGCCATCAGGCAGTTCCTGCCAGTCCTTGAATTCGAAGGGCTGCCAACCGAACTCCTCGATCGGCGCCTTAGCGCGAAACCGATCCTTGACGTAGAAGACCGGCCGATTGGTCTTGAGCTGCAGCTGACGCACGTCGTACAGCGAGAACAACGTCTTGCCCGAACCGTTGCCCCCCGTGGACAGGTACAGCACCGCTCACCCCTTGATGAACTTGCGGATAGCCAGAGCACCTGCCGCGTTCTTGACGCCCAGCATCGTGAGCCGCATCGCCATCGCAGCAACCACGATGCCGACCGCCTCACCGACACGCATGAAGCCCAGCGCGCCCAGGACCTCAGCAGGCAACCCCGACAGACTCGACTGCGCATGCTGGACGTACCAATCGAGGGAGGCATCGACCCCTGTATAGGTGACAACCGCGATACCCAGGCTCAGCAGCACCTGCAGCACCCAGGACGAAAGAAGAAATCGGACGCCGCCAAGCAGCGCCGTAATGAACCATGGCATGTCAACCCCTCACAACGATGCGCGCACCGACGAGATACGCGATGCTCACCAAGATCAAACCGAGCCACTCCATGAACGGGCACACCAGCGAGAGCTTCAATACGAACTCGCTGCCCATGATGCTGATCGTGCGATCCGTGAAGCACGAATTCGCGTTGATGATGCTGGTGCCCTGCAGGTTGTTCGAACCCGGGCCCAGGTCCACCGTGCCGCCACCTGGTAGCTCGCCGGTGACATCCTCGTTACCCGAGGCCTTGCGTGCCTGCCCTGCAGCCTTGTCCGCGAGATACGCCTGCCGCTCATCACTGTCTGTCTCAAAGAGCAGGCAGTTGCGTTTGTGCTGCTCCAGCGCCATCGCGTTGACCACTGGATCCTCGGACACCGCCTGAAAGCCAGCCGCGCAGCTGCCGCCGAAGCTATCGCCGCCGTTACCACCGCCACCACCGCCAGCCGTTATGCCCGTGGCACTGCACACCCTGTTTCCGGGGTCCTTGGCGCACAGATCCCGAATACCCTCGGTCGCCGTGCCTTGTGTCGTGCCCGTCACGTTGCCCTGCGGATCCTTGTCCGTGGTCGTGGTATTCGTGGTGCACTGCCCACCCTTGCAGCTAGTCTGCCGCGACACACACGTAGACGAACCGTCGGGCTTCGTCTCACAACGCTGGCCGGTCCAGTCGATACCGCCACTCGGATCATGTTGGGCGCACACCTGAGTGCCGTTGACAGTCCCCGGATAGCCATTGGGACAGGGGTCACGCTGGCCCGAATTCTCAGGCTTGCTAGGGTCACCGGCGAGAGGCCCTGTACACGTGCCTGAGGTGGCCTTGGCGCGCCCGGAGTACCACTCGACACCATCGTCGTCAGTCCACCCGATACCGTCGCCCGTATCGGCCACACAGCCGTGACCGCTGGGAATGCCGGGCACCTCATAGTGCGGCACATCACAAACCTGACCAGAGGCCGTGATCCCCGATCGACGCACACGCAAGCGCTCGTTCCAGCTGCCCGCCAAGTCACGGCAATACCGCTCCAAATCGGAAAGAGCAGGAACGCACATGCTGCCACTCTCCTCGTACCCCGAATTGCACTGACAGCCACCCGTGACAGCCGTGCTGTTAGCCGGGCAGACGTTGGACCTCAGCGTGGTAGTTGCCGCCGCGTTATCAAGGGTGACCTCCCCAGTCGACACCCTCGTAACCGTGAAATTGCAATACGTTTGGTAGGCCCCCTTTTTTGCAACGACGTACACCGGATTAGGCCATGCCGCCAACCACGCATCACACGCGGTGATCCAGTTCGTCCCTGTCACCGTGTACGACGGCACAGACAAGGCCGAATAGCCCCCCGTTACCTCGTAATACGAGATCTTCGGAATCAACGCATGCGCGTGACCGGCCGCCAGCAGCAGCGCAGCGACGATCAGGCGGAGAACATGAGCCACACGGCCCCCAGGATGGCGATGATGACGAAGATACCCACGATGGTTGCTGCCTCTGCGAAGGACTCGACGCGAGCCCTTTGAAGAAGCCCCGGGTGATCAGGCCGGGGTCTGATCCACCTAGGGCTTAGGAAGCCGCGCGACGGATCCACTTGAAGGCCGCGATGGCCACCACCACGCCCAGGATGGCGGTGCCGATCAGGCCGATGGGGCCCAGCTGCGCCACGATCTTGGCGACCGTGGGGCCGACATCGATCGCGCCGTCGCCGGCCTCCTGCGCGCTTGCCACCAGCGGCATGGCCACTGCCACCACGGCAGCGGTCTTAGCCTTCGCCCACTTGGCGATCGTGGCCGGGCTCACGAGACGTTCTTTCACTTCCATTTCAGGACTCACTTTCTTGCTGCGTTGCTCCGGAAGACTGAATGAGCTTGATCAGCTGCCGGACGCCCCAGCCGATTGCCCACACGCCCAGGATTGCCAGGGCGATCTGTGCGCCTTGCTCGGGCGTCAGCTCGAGCACAGGCAAAGAGATGCGATGCACCACCGTGACGGTGCACGCTGAAGCACATTCGATGACGGACGGGTCCGCCATCAGCGCCACCAGTAGGAAAGGGCTACCGCAGCAGCTGCCGCCGCGACGTAGCCGAGCTTGCGCACGAAGGCGCCGCCGAAGGTGCGCACCAGCCAGCGCATCAACGACACCCCGCGTAGGCCTGCGTGAGCTCGTAGGGGGCCGCCCCCGCGCAGTAGCTCTCACACGAATGCAGGAACACCGACGCGAAGATCGCGGCGCAGCCGATGACGAAACCGACCCGACTCATACGCCCCCCCGAGCCGCTTCACGCGCCCTACGAGCCGCGATTCGATCGAGCAGGAGGAAGGCCCGCAGGCGAGCACGTTCCAGCCGCTCAGCGCACGCTGCGAAGGGCTCGTTAGCGCCACGCTGACGCCACGCACGAACGATCGACACCACGATGAAAGCGCCGATGTGCCAGCACGCCGCACCCGCGAAGCCCGCCCAGAACAGCGCGAGGCTGGCCCAAGCGATGGCTTCGCCGATGTCTTCGGCGTTGACGACGAACAAGGGTGCGCAGTCCATCACGAGAACAGTGCGTAGACGAACAGCATCAGCACCGCGAGGACGCCACCGTAGATGACAAAGTCACCCATCACTGCGCTTTGAGATCAGCAGGACCGACCTGCTTGAGCGGCTTGATGGCCTGGATGCTCAGGTAGGTCTTGCCCTTGGTGGCCTTCTCCTCGATATCCAGCTCGGCCAGCAGCGGGAAGCTGTTGTGCTGGATCGAGGTCAAGACTTCTTCGTTCTCCACGCGCATCGCGTTGGTCCGGAAGCCCTTGCCGCCGATGTCGGCAGAGAGCGCCACGTCCACGTGCGCCACGCGCACGCTGATGCTGTTGCCGTCGATGTTGTAGGTCTCGTTGCTGATGCCACGAACAACCTCTTGTGCCTTGAACCTCATTGGTAACTCCTGATTTGGGCCTGAAGCTCGGCCCAGTTGAGCCCGGCCACCACGCCGGATGGTTTGACCCGCTTCGGGATGCCGATCACTCGGAATTCCTCGAAGAGGTCGGTGTGCGTTGCGCCGCTCGATTCCTGCGCTTGATGGAGCGCTTTGCCATAGCAGCGACGAAGGTGATAGAGCAGGTGGCCCAGGTTGGTCACCGTCTCCGTTTGTGTGGTCGGGATGCGCTCTGCTGCGGCTTCAAGCAGGGAGGCGAGGGCAGGGTAGGCACCTGCGAAGAAACGATCGCAGTCGGTCATCGCATCGAAGGGGATAACGCGATCGCGGTTGCCGAGCTGGACCTCGAAACGCACCCAGTCGGATCCGAGATCTCCAAGCTGCTTGCCCTTCTCGTAGACGCGCAGCATCTTGCCGTTGGCGGCCTTGCCGACATAGAGCGTGCGGCCGTGCACGCCATCGAGCCAGTCGCCGGCGACCGAAGTGGAAGGGCGGCGGCCGTGGCTCGTGAACTGGTCGGACTCGACCATGGACACGGCCTCATCGACAGTGTGCTCACCATCGAGAAAATCGACGGCGAGATCCAGACGTGTGATCTTGGCGTTGAAGCCCTCGAGCAGCTCGCGCAGGCTCGACCAGTCGGTGACCATGCCGCAGCCCTTGCCGGTGAGCTGGAGCATCCACCGGCCACGCTGGGCCTCGCCACCTCGCGCGATCGCGCCGACCTCGACCAGCACGCCGCCCAGGTAGACCTTGAGCTTGTGCCGCTCGGTGAAGCCGAACAGGCCGCCATCGAGCTCGCCCGCGATCGGGCGGTCGCCCATGCAGCAGCCCAGGAAAGAAATCAGACCGGACAGGCTCATGGGTGGCTGGTCAAACGTGGCGTTGAGCCAGTCCACCTTCGCCACGCCGTCCTTTCGTGCCGCTTGGGGACTTTCCCCCCGTGTTACAGCACGGGGGGCAGGGCGCGCGGCGCGCGCGCCGGGCTGCGCCTCCGGCGCGCGTGCTCGCCCGCCCCACCCCTGCAGCATGCCGGCACCGGACTGGCCGGCCCTCATGCGACACTCCAAGAATGAAACAAGCTGTTGCACTTGCGTTCGCGCTGCTGGCATGCGGTGCGCTCGCCCAGAAGCCGGTCTACAAATGCATGGTCAACGGAAAGACCGAGTACTCGCACGCGCCGTGTGTCGGTGCGGTTGAAATCGATGCCACGCCCACACGTGGCGCCGATCAATGGACAGGGAAGACTCGAAAAAGCCAGGAACTCCGGCACCTTGAATTTCAAGAGGGCATGGCGAAGGCGCTGAAGCCCCTGACCGGAATGGAGACGGACGAGTATCTGAAAGCCATCCACCGACAGCGCCTTGCACCGAAGGATCGAGCGGTGTGTGCTCGCCTGGATCAATTGATGCCGGGTCAGGCTGAGGCGGCAGAACGAGCCACAGGAAAAGAGAAGGGAGGAGCAGAGGTGCGCCTGTATCAGTCGCGTAAGCGCTACAACGATCTCAACTGCTGACATCAGCCCTCCGGTGTACAGTACAGCTTCAGAACCCTGAAATTTCAGGATTCTGAAATGTATCACTATTTTTCAGGATTCTGAAATGGACGTGCGCGACTTGATCGACCAAGCAAAGGCGGTGAGCGGACTGACCCTCGGCCAGATGGCGGCCGAGATGCACATCGCTCAATCGAAATTCACGGCTTGGAAGAAGGGCGAATACAACCCCGGGCCAGGGGAGATCGCGTATCTCGCCGAGAAAGCCGGCCTACCGGTCCTAGAGACGGTCGCGGAGATCGAAGCCAGCTTCAACGAGCATTTCGCACCGATCTGGCAGGCCGCCCTGGGAAAACTGCGCGCGGCGGGCGTGGCCGCGACGGTGACCCTTGGACTCGCGACCTCTTTGATGATGGCTCCGAGTGAATCCCACGCAAGGATCCTCATCGACGGCTCGAAAACGTCCGTTTCCGCCAAGGCTTGGAAACCCCGTCGATCATTGGATCGGCGGGGTTTTTTTCTTGCCCGTCAGTGA